CACAGGTCCCAGTGGTATCACAGCAAATCCTCAAGCACAGCAGTTGGTCATGATGGACTACGAATGGTATGGTGCTGGACAGGTAGTGTTTATGTTTGTGATGAACGGCTTGCCCAGAGTTATACACACCTTTAACCACGGTAATAGACTACAGAGTCCTTGGGCGAAAACTCCATTCTTGCCCATCAGGCTGGAGATAGAAAATCTCACTGGAGCTGCGGGCACACCCTATCTATGGCAAGGATCCAACAGTATTCTAGCAGAAGGTAGTGTTGAAAAACTAGGCATCGCTGAAAGTATTCTAACACCGTTAACTGGTATCAACATGCCCAGTGCTAATACTTTTTATCCCATAGTCAGTATTAGAATAAAAAGCACAGCATTGACTGGTATTGTGTTACCTACCTACTTTCAAGCAGGCACATTGGACAACACTGACATTTACTACAAACTTATACGCAACGCTACAGTGAATGGCACGTGGGTGGATCATCCAGATCCCAATGCCTTCACACAGTACAACTATACTTCAACAGGTGCTATCACAGACGGTGTTGAACTGTCAGCAGGTATGATTACTTCGGGCGCAGGTGCCGGACAGATTAGAGTGGACACTGACACAGTTTATCAACTTGGGCGAAGTAGTTTAGGCACAGTCAGCGACACCTTGACCCTAGCCATCGCTGCCAAGAATGCCAACAAGAATGCTGTGGCCACACTGACTTGGATCGAACAGAGATGACCTACAGAAAGTATATCCGCATAGTAGAAGCAGCCAACAAGGGCTGTCCCATTGCTACCTACGACATAGACGTCAACCTAAAGAATCGTCAGAAGGCCATTGATGCATATCACTACGGTCCTGCTAATCCTGAGGAGCCAGAATCATATTGGAAGGATGCTGCTGATCGTTGGGATATTACAGAGAAAACTGCTCGTACTATGAAGTGCGGTAACTGTGCGGCATTTGATGTCAGTGACAAAATGTGGGCATGTATAGAAGCGGGTATCAAAGGCGATGAAAAAGACGCAGATGCTATGGCTTCAATACACAAGGCTGATTTAGGTTATTGTAACTTCCTGCATTTTAAATGTGCAGGCACACGTAGTTGTACAGCCTGGGTCACAGGCGGCAGCATAGACAACAAAGACAGAACACACAAGTAAATTCAAATTAATATCAAATGTTTAAAAGACATGATTTGCATTTAGTATCAAACCCAACATGCTCTAGGGCAATTAAAGATCTTGTTGCTAGAGATTTTCAATTCTATGACAAAGACGGATTTGAACTTAACATAGCAGAACGCAAATTCTATTCTGCAATGGGACATCCTATCGAGCATGAAATTTTAAATCACTGCTGTTGGCAAGAGCCCTGGTTTGAATTAACAGATTCCGAATCTTCTTTGATTTTAGATCATTCAATGTTTCTCTGTAGATGTAACTACTCAGGTGAAGCGTTGGATCAATTGCTGGAATTAAAAACTACCGTTCCATTGGCCGCATATCTAGTTCAAACAAAGATTAAGTGGGGATTTGATTTTGCGTTAGATGCAAACATCGATGGTAACCTCTTTGAAGTGCTACACATAGAATACGATGATCAAGACTACGAAACATTCAAAAATAGAATGCTTACCTTTGACTTTACTGTTCGCCACACTGACTGGATTGATGCTGCTAGAAAAATATGGCAGCATAGACATGAGTGGGAACATCTAAAAGGATTTGATCAAAACAACTGGAAATCTAAATTTCTCATAGGTTGGAACAAATCTGAGTACACAGAAAAAAGTGTATGATAAAAAAAGGCCCGGAAAGGGCCTTTTTTGTTAATATAACAAATTGCTCTATGAGCGTAATATAATTTACTGTAATGTAATATTTATTTCTTTACGCTGCTATTGACAAATGAGTACATTTTCTCAGCAGTCTCAAGAACCTTTTCAAGTCCTGGATGCTCTGGCATGCCAACTGTGGTAACAATCTGTCCAGTCTTTTCATCGCGTTGTGCAGTCATTTCCCAACCTTGGAACTTAACGTGAAAATCATCACTGATAAGATCTTTGGCCATCTTTAAGATGTCTGTACGGATTTCATAGCCGTTCTTGTTAAATTTAACTTCTGGTAATTTTGGTGTAAAATCTGACATATTATTCTCCTTATGTGTGTATGTCTATGAGCCTTTAGGCGGCTCCGTCCTTCTTTGGAAACAGTACTTTAGATACTGATTCTACAGAATACTTGGTCATGTCAATGGTGTTGTTAACAGCCATTTTAGCGAATTGAGTTTGTGCATCAATATAGGCGTGTGCAGCCTTATTCAATGCTGGGTCTTTGAATACTTGATCAGTTACTAGCTTTTTAGTGCTTTGAAAAGATTCAATAAAAAAGTGTGGTGTAAACATATTTGTCTCCTGTGTGTAAAGTATGTGTTATTATATATATCTTTTTTAGAAATAGCAATAGAAAATAATGATCATTTCACCATTAACGCTTTTGCTTCTTCATATCGTCCTATGCGAGCTAATGCGCATGCCGCTCTGGTTTGTCCAATTGATAGGCAAATGTTGTACAATGTATTTAAAAAGTTTTTCATAGATAAGTTTCCTTGTGAGAATTAAATTGTCGGATATAGTTTTCCAACTGTGCGGCATCGGTAATGCCTTTGGTGTTTAGATAAGCGTCTAAACGGCTTTGGTAACTAGAACCTGGAAACATTTCGCTCAAACGTTCCATGATCCTAATCATTTGCTCTGATATGAATTTCATGTTATAATCCTAGTGTAAGTGTGTGCAGATACTCATGGTTTCTACTAATATATTTAGCAAAATGTTATTGCCCTGCACAAAAAACATTTGATTCTTTAAAAAGGTTAAATATAACAAAGGATTATAGGTAAAAATGCGTAAAAGTACCAGATCGATTCTGCAGGAATTAAGTGATTTAGGCATAAATCGTAACAAGGACTTGGTTATAGAAAGCCGAGGTACCAACCTTATCGAAAGTGCTGTCAATCTATTGACTATGATTCGCGAGAATTACGATTTAGAAACAGCAGCTGAATTAGAAAGGCGTTTCCTTAACGCTATACGAACAGGCGAGCCAGCTAAATTTAAGCGCGGCATCAAAAAAATACAGGAAAATAAAGACAATGGCTGAAAAAGGCAGTAGAGTCTTTGGTGATACTGTGCCCTTCCAAAAGAAGTACGCAGACGAGATAAAGGCTAAAATGGACAAGTACCTAGGTAAAATAGGTTTACAATCTGTTGGCGTTGGATCAACTGCTGATCCCGACAAAGATCCAGAAGAAACAGCCAGTGACCTAGATACCATGGTAGATCTTGATGACATCATCCAAGCACTTAATCCGCAGGTAGATCAGTCAGACAAGAAAGACAGCATTGAAAAAGCAGCTCGCCGAGCATTATCTAGTGCAATACAACAAATGGGTCTACAGACCAGCCAAGCAGGTGTAAACGTATTTGTACGTATGCCCTTTGGTCCTAATGCACATCAAGTTGATTTAGAGTGCATACGCAAAGTACCTAAAGTAAGTCGTTACCATCAGCACAAAATTCCCAAAGGCAGTCCCTACAAGGGAGTAAACAAACAGCTGATGATTGCTAGCCTAGCCAAACAAAAAGGCTATGTGTATAGTGCATGGGAAGGACTGTATGTTCGTACTCCTGAAAATAAAAAGGGAGACCTAGTAGCAGATGACTGGGATGAAATGGCCAAAGTGCTATTAGGTCCAACTGCTGACGGCAATAATCTTTCCAGCGTAGAAGCAATAATGAAGAGCCTTCCAGCTGATCAAGCTGAAGCTCTGTTGGCCCATGTAAGACAAGATAAGAACTGGGCGGAGAAACAAGCACAGCCCAAGGTTAATACTACTGAGTGGTTTAAAAACATGTTAGGCAGAATAGAATGAGAGCCAGAGAATTTTTACGCGAAGCAGAAGCTGCCACAGTTAAGAAGCTAGGTCGTGCATTCAACCATTTAGAAGATCTAGTATTCTTCTATGGCAGTAAAGGTACACTAGAGTCATTACAACATCTACGAGAAATTGCATCAGAAGAAGGCAGTAAGACTGTGCGTATGAAGTGGGACGGTAATCCGCAGATCTATTGGGGCCGTGCTGCAAAAAATGGACCACTAGTACTGGCAGGACACAACGGTTGGAGTAGAGGTGCAGTCACAGATAACCCACGAGAGCTCTATGACTTCATAGCTAACAAGAGCGGCACTCCTAAAACTCCAGAAGAGAAAAAACAACGAGATGCTTTCGCCAAACAGTTTGCCAGTCTATATCCATTGTTTGATCGTGCCACACCTAAAGACTTTGTTGGCTATGTTTATGCTGACGGGCTGTTCCTACAGCGTCCGCAGGTAGACCAACAAGGTGTTTATAATTTTTGTCCTAACCCAAAAAGCAAAACCTGTTATCATGTACGAGCAGACAGCCAACTAGGGCAACAAATTGGTCAGGCACAGGTTATGGTTGTGGGACATGCTTACTTCTCAGAGTTTGGCATGGACGACAGCGACCAGGAGCCCATGGACGACTTCAGCATGTTTAACACTACTCCTGCTCTAATAGTACAAGGACCTGTGTATAACAGTACGCCAGTTAATCTTGCCAGCGATAGCATAGCTGAAGTAGAAACGTTCCTTACCAAGAACGCTGGTCAAATAGACAGCTTCTTGCAAAACACTCCAGGGCTTGGCGATCTTAAAAATATATTGTATACCTATGTAAATCAAACTGCCAAAGTTAGGGCACTTGATCAATTAGGTCCGCAGCACTTTTTCAATTGGATGACCACAAGCAAGGTCAGTACCAACAAGCAGACTAAAATAAAAGAGCTAGCACAGCAACATCAGAATGCTCTTGACTCTATCTTTACATTGGTTAGAATGATCATGGATCTCAAAGACGATGTGATCAACCAAATAGAATCAGGTGAAAAGGGAGAGATCTGGGACACTGAAGGCGAAGGCCGTGTTCGTTATGCTGGGCAGGGCAAGCAGTTCGGTAATGTTAAGCTAGTGCCTAGAAAGCGTTGGACTCCTACATAATGTTTACAGATATAGAATTAGCCACAATGAACGGTGGCCATGCTCTTTATACTCCTGCTAAAGGTAAGATGAGCTTTATCAAAGAACTCAAAGAAGCTAGACTGCTGTACAGTTTAGATGATCTCAAGAGCAGTTACTCCGACACATGTGAAAACTTATACCTAGCCCTGTTAGCTTTAGAGCTCACGGCACATTGTAAAGAAACACAGAGCTTTGCTAAAAAGTATGCCAGCGAAACTGTCAAGTGGGGCGTAGAGTACAGAGAGTTTAGATCCAGTGCCAACGACCTCTACAACCTCATTTATCTTGTACAGGCAGAACCTAGCAAAGTAGAAAAAATATTTAAAAGTGAAGATGCTAGAAAGCTGCGAGAAAAAACGCAGTTACCTTTGATGCAGCTCAACGGATATCTTACCAGTCTTACTACGCCCAACAACAGAGATATCTATTTCCTCATGCGTGTTGAACAGGCATTATCTATTAAGAATTCAAACTCTAAAGAAATACGCAGACTATTAAGCTATAAAAACCCCACAGACAGCGATGTAAAACAGCTGGCCTATAGGATCCTTAATGAGTTTAGAAACAGACTATCGCAGTTTGATCTACTACCCGACCTAGAGCGTCAATTAAGCAAGAATCTTACTTTTGATCGCTGATTTTGTCTATTTGAGCCCAATTTTTTTCAGTTGGTATAAATAATATTACAAAGGCCACAGAGTCGTGGTCTAAAGCATAAATCAGAGGAGATTTTATTATGCCAGATATTTCAAGCGTAGTAGTTGGTTCAACAACAGTTGGTGCTAACTATCTTAAAGCCGTACAAAGCCCAGGCGCTGCATTAGGTGGTTTAACAGCCAGCGACACAGTACCATTGTTAACATTCAGCACACCAAATTTACGTCTATTCAGAGTTTCTCTTGCAGGCGTAGATCTAACAGCTACTCCAGGTGCTGCAAACAGCGCATGGTCTAAAGCTGTTCGCGCACTACAAGTAACTAGTGAACTATTTGCTGTATTTGCACCAGAGTATGACACAGTTACAGAAGGTGCTAGCACATTCTGCTATATGGCTCCAGACTTCAACACAAACGTTGGTCCAGCTACAAACAGCAACCCATTGAGCACTCCGCTATTCACAACAGTTGAGACAGCTATTAATGATGCAACTGGTGGTACAGCTACCGTTAGCTATGTAGCCTTAACAGGTGTAGCAGTAGCTTAATTCTTTATCAAACGGGATGGGAAGGGGCCCTAGTTTTTACTAGGGCTTTTTTACGACTATTAAATACAGCATGAAAGACGAAACTTTAAAATTACTTAATATTCATAAGAAACATGTTACTATTACATCTGAGTTAATAGAACGTGTTTTAAAACTTAAAGACTATCATCCTAGTAGACAAATGACCAACAGAGGAGGATGGCGATCTGATAAGTTTATCGATGAAGAACTATGGATTAAAGAATTGCGAGAATACATAGAAGAACTGTGCGAATCTGCTACTCGTAGATTTTGGATTAATATTAACGGCAAAGGACACTGGAACGAATGGCATACGCACGAATACGCAAGATACGGTATTGTATTTTACCTACAAGTTCCCCAAGACTCTGGAGACATAGTTTTTAGAAAAGATGACATAGAATACCCGCTAACTCCTTATCCAGGTTTGTTGTTAATGATTCCTGGAAGATTAGAGCATAAAGTATTACCTAATAATAGCGAAGAAAATCGTATAAGCATTGCTGCAAACCTAGAAAAATTAGTAGACCCTTTGAGCCCATATTAAATAATCCATGCAATATAAACTATATACACTAGTTGACATAACTAACACCGGACAATATAGATTTGAAGACGGCAAAGAAGATCTTTGGAAAAAAGAACAGAACTTCAATACTCTACTGTTTACACTAGGGCTACGGTCAAACATAACATATACAACAAAACCGCAGAGACTAGAAGTAGGCGGCCGCCTCATAGGCTTTGACACTGATGAGATCATACGAGTTTGGCGGTTTGACTGGTCTACAGAGGGTGATTATTATACCGTAGATGATGATAATATTGGTTACCTAAAACAGGACTTCCATCTGGTGCCCTATATTGAAGGGTTAGATGAAGCAATGGAGCAGAGGCACCGTGTGTTCTGTACCCAGGATCCAGGCAAGAATATTGTTTTCTTTTTGAAACAATAAATAAAGAGTAGGCTCATATATAGGCGATAGTTAAAGGCACATGTCCGGAAGGAACTTGACCAACAGGAGACCCGCCTATATGGCAACCACAGCAGAACGTTTGGGCATTGTAGAAACCAAAGTCCATAATTTAGATGAAAAAATTGATCATCTAAAATCAGATGTTAGAGATGTACACGACTGTTTAGATCGTACTGGTGACGAGCTTAAACAACAGTTGCAGACCATGCACGACGATTCCTGCAGACAGCACAATGAGCTGGCTGGGAAGATCAGTGAGTTAGAAAAATTTAGATTAAAATGGACATATATGATTGCAGGTGCTATTGCTGTGCTGGGAATTATGTCAGGCCACTTTGAGAAAATAGAAACTTTTTTTAAGTAATGTACAATGTATCTACGAGAATTTACCCAAGAAGGAATTGTTGATGCCGCAGTCCAATTTCATAGAGAGCTAAACCCTAAACTATGGAATGGTAAAGTACTCAAACCAATAGTAAGATACAAACTTTTAGAAATTGCTAGACATTTTATTGAATTCATAGACATACCTAATCTACGTTTGAAAGACGTTACTATATCAGGTAGTAACGCAGCCTACAGTTATACATCACAGAGCGATATAGATCTACACCTAGTAGTTGATGTTCCTGAACAACAGGAAAAACTACTAAAACCTCTATACGATGCTAAAAAGAATCAATACAACTACAATCACGATATTAAAATCAAAGATATAGATGTAGAGTTATATGTACAGCCCAGTGTAGACAAACATCACAGTCTGGGCATTTTCAGTGTACTAGATAACAAATGGATATCAGAGCCTACCATGGGCTCAGTAAAGATCAACGACAGCGATGTGCAGTTAAAAGTTGACAATTATTTAAATAAAATAATGCAGGCACTGACCAGTGATGAACTGGCCACTGCAAAAGATATACAGCAAGAAATAAGCAAGATAAGACAAGCTGGTCTAGAGCAAGGTGGAGAATTTAGCATTGAGAACGTAGCCTATAAGGTTTTACGTGCTAAAGGATTCATCGAGCAACTGCGCCAGCATATATACAAGTTACAAGACAAAGAGCTGAGTCTCGGAGAACAAAAATGAAACGCAATGAAATCATAGAAGGCCTACGCGATCCCAAAGATAATCCCTGTTGGAAGGGCTACAAGCCTGTAGGTACTAAAAAGAAAGGCGGCAAGACTGTGCCTAACTGTGTGCCAAACGAGGGAGTAGAAGAAGGGCGATATGATCGTCGAGATGCTTACCAACGTGATTATGATTCGAGCATTTCAGGAATGGATGGCAGCGATCGTCGCGAATTCAAACGCCGTGAAATGGAACACGAACTAGGACACGAGACTAACAACTATGCTGTGGCCATTGACGGACGTACATGGAAAGTGTTTGCCAGCAAGAATCATGCGCAGGCAGTGGCCCGTTCTTTGCAAAACAAAGGCAAGAATGCCACAGTACATGAAACAGGCGCTGAGCCAACAAATGAAGCTGTTAAAAAAGAAGCACCTAAACCTCGTAACTTCGTAGCCAAGAACGCTAAAATGGGCGGCGCCGGACAGCACAAAGATAAAAAGAAAGCTGAAAAACAAGGCGATGCTAAACATAAAAAGCCTTACTATGAGCAGAACTATACAGCCGACGAAATGGTAGATATTCTTTCTGGAAAGAAAACACAAGCACAGGTAGATGCAGAAAGAAAAACAAAGCCGCAGACAGCTCCGCAGGGTCAAGCACCGCAACAACCTAAAGCACCTAAAGCACCCGCAGTACCAGTAGCGCCTGCTAGAGAAGCATCGGGCGAACTTAAGGTACAGAAAGACGATGACAAAGCCACTGTGTTGCTTAATCCAGCAACTGGAGTTCAAACACAGATTGACAAAACAAATCCTAACTCTCCAAGACTAACACAAGACCCTACAGGTAAACTTAAACTTACTGCTCCACAAGGAGCACAGTCTGGCGGACTAGCACAGAAACCAAATCTTGCTGGTAAGAGCGTTGAAATAGAAGCTCCTCCGATGGAGGCGCATCAAGAAAAACGGCAATCAACTCCGCAGGCTCCAGTAAGAAATCCGAATATGACTCAGCAGACACAGGATAGATTGGGAATATCGTTGGACAGTCAAGGACGAACGGCTCCCGGAGCCAATTTGGCAAGACCCGCTGGACCACAACAGGGCGAAGTTGGCTCGGAACTAGCCCGTCTCAGCGGCGGTGAATTTGCTACCCGGGCTGACAGATTGAATAAGGCCAAAGTTGATGCTATATTGCAAGGACAATTAAGATTGGGCCCCGGATACGAGGCTGGCAGTGCTGCTGCCAACAGGGAGCTACTCAATTTTTTCCGCCGCAAAGAGGTAGTAGACAAAAATTTAGCTTGGTCCCTGGCATTGTCTAGGAAAGAGCGCGAACGTATTGAAGCTGAGAAAGACAAATCCACCAAGACTTTACCCGAAGATAAAAATCAATTGACGAGATTGATGAAACTGTCAGGGCAACGTTGATATGAAAATACTAGAAGTTACCCAATCTGTACAACCTGTACAACCTACACCTAATCCTAGAATAGATATTACCTTCCCAGATGGAAGAACATCTAAAGACACAGATAAACTAAAACCCGCTGTTAAGCCAGTTGGGGTTAAACCTACCGGTAAAGTTGTACCAATTTCTCAACCTTCACAAATGGGGCAGATGTTGCAAGGTGCTGGCATTCCAAACATAGATTTGCCCGCAACACCTCCCTTGCCACAACAGGCCGGTTCAGGTGAAAAAATAGAAACTTTACCAAACGGTACAACAAGTTACACTGGAGGCTTTGGACGTTACATCTACGATAAGACAGGCAAACCCCTTACATATCAAACCCCTTCTTTTAGCGGATTATCGCAAACAAACGATCTAGTCACCGGAGTTATAACAGTTAGATATGCAGCTGGGCCGCTGGTTTTATCAACAAAATTTGATAAGACTGGTAAGCCGTTAGACTCTACTAAAATTCAATATGATCTAGGATTAGGGGTAATGGGCTATGAAAAAGACAAGGGGATAACAGCTACTACTTGGCAAGACCGCGGTGATAATGTTGTTCAAAGTCGAGATATGGTAAAAGACCCTGCTGCCTATGACCGTGCAATGGCACAGGTACAGCAGACAACCAACGAAGAATTAAACACAGTATTAAAGATAGCGGGATTAAGATGAAAATTAATGAGTTACTTGGCGAAGCCGTTACAGACACTAAAGATGCTTTAGCTTTAAGCTCAGCAATAGTAGACTACATCATCGCAAATAACCTCAATGTGCCAGGCACAAAAATTGATATAAATCAAATACCTAATTTACCTAAAATGTTAAGCCAGGACGGCGAAACATTAATTAATGCCACACGACTTATTGTTGTTGATCCTGTTAAAATTTGGGGAGCAGAAAATGTAGGAGGCGATGCTGCCTCATGGTACACAGATGCTCAAGGTAATTTTGTTAATCAATCTCCGGCGATGGATGCTAGAAGAAGTAAAGCTATTAGAAAAGGCGTTGGATTTGATGCAAAATTTTGGGGGATTAAACCAGATGACCCCGAATGGCGTGATCTTATTAGCGCCAGAGGCAAAGAAGGGAGCAAGATGAACATCCGTTTGCCGTTTAACGCTCTCAGTAAAGCAAACAAAATTTGGATATCTCAAACATTATCACACGAATTTAGTCATTTATTAGACACTATCAAGGGAAGATATCTTGGCAAAGAGTTCGAAGATGTTCTTAAAAACAAAGATGCACGAGAAAGACTGGAAAAACATAAAGAAGCACTGAAATTAGTCACACCTGAAAATCCTAATCCAGAAGGGCTATTGAGCAAAGCAGAAGAAAAACAATTAATTAAAATATTAAAAGTAACTCCGACACAATACGCACCGCATATGAGCTCTGGTTACTTTGGTCGTGTTACAGAGATAAACGCAAGGTTAGTTGAATCGTCCCACCTGCTAGCTTTATGGGCTCCAAAGATGCTGCAAACCCAACACAACGTTGAAGACATTATTAAGTCTGCGCTTATTCGAGCAAAAGTTGCACATTCGTTTGTTAAATGGCCAGACGAAGCAGCATTTAGCAAAGGGCTAGGATATAACTTAACTGAACAACAATGGAAAGAAGCATTCGCTAATCCTGAGTTTCAAAAAGTTTATAAACGAATCTATAAGTTTATGGCTGATGAATCTGTAGGGGCAGGGTTTATTGCACAAGCACAGAAAGATAATTTCCGTTCATGGACACATGTGTCTGCCGGCGGCAAGTCTTTTAAAGATCGTTTTCTTGAAAAGTTTAGACAGATAGTTATCAATCAGGTTCAGTTAGCTAAAGATACTGCCCAACTTGCTGCTCGTCAAGTTAAAAAAGAAGTTCAAATAGTAGCCAATTCTGTAGCTAAAATTGAACAGTACATTATTAAAAATATGCCTACAATACTAGCCAAAGCTGGAGTTAAGAGCATACCGTTAGTAGGCATACTTTTTGGTGTAGCATTTGCTATACCTAGACTAATTAAAGGTGATGTTCCTGGTGCCGGCCTTGAAGTGGCTGGTAGCGTTGGCAGTCTAATTACTGTGATACCGACAGTAGCTTACCAGATATCGAGAGATGTCTACGGTGAAGTTTATCAATACGAGGACGGCAAGAACGCAGTATTTGAATATGACATGGCGGAAGATCCTGCAGGTACACAACAACGTGTCAAAGAGCTCAGAGATAAGATTACTGAGTTATTAGAAAAAGCAGTAAAACTAAATGCTTCAAAATATCCAGAAGCATTTCAAAGTACTCAGGGCGGCGCTGCTGTAGGTAATCCTATGATTGCTAGACAAGCGGGTAAAGTAAGAGCACAGAGAGATCAATCTCCAGTGCAGGATATACCCTTTGAATCAATGTTAAGGATAGCAGGATTAAGATGAAAATCAATGAACTTCTAACAGGATTTACAATATTCACTTCTAGAGAGGAAGATGCTATTCTTGAGCGTCTAAACTCTATGTCTTATCTACACAGTTTTACAGAGCGCGAACAAGTCATAATTGAGGGGTTGGTACGCAAGAGTTTGGTAATTAAGATAGGGGATACCAATCCTAGGGTAATTGCCAATGAATTTGACACGCCAAGCTAAAAAGCTAGAAAACTACTTAAATCAAGAACTCAGCTCAAAACTGCCAGTAACAGTTCTGAACAATGGAGATCTTGTTTATAAAGAATTTAAGATTAAAAAAAACAAAAAAACAGACAACTGGGATCTATACTCAGTTAAGTATGGAAAAGTTGACTCTTTTTATCTTAAAGCCTGTGCCCTTATAGCTACAAATTTTTACAGCGCAAGCTCTTTGAGCAGATTTAAAGAAATAAAGCTCATGGATTCACAGTATCAAAAAAACTTTATAGACGCAGAAATATTTAAATATAGATATGACACTACAAAAGATCCTGAAAAACGCGATACATATCTTTGGCGCTGGGAACTTACCAACGCTAGAGCCAAAGCTATCAAGCAACAAATCACGATCAAGTTTAGATCTATGTTTTGATAAATAACTACAAGAAGCCTTATAGGACCGCTAACATGCAAATCAGAGAATTATCGAATAAATTTAATAGCGACGTTTTAAACGAAAGTTTAGCTAAAAAGTTTGGCTATAGAATTAACGTTGACCAGCTCACAAACGAAGAGCTCGATACTGTTCGTTTAAAACTTACTAACAATATCACTAGTTTTGAAAAAACTAACAGTTTTGATTCTGTGCTAGAAAATCACGAATATCAAAAGCAACGTGCAATGCTAGACGTTATACGTCAAGCTATAGACGAACGCACTCTTAATCCAGAAGAGAAAGCCAAGAAAGAAAAGTTTGTCAAAGGCATGAAACAGGCAGATTCAACTTTTAAAAAGAAATACGGTAAAGATGCTGAGAAAGTTAAACATGCTACAGCAACTAAAATGGCCAAGAAAAAATCAATGGACGAAGCAATGGCCGTGTTACGCGGTGTATTGAATGAGCGTACATTGTTAGAAGGCGAAGAAGAAAAAGCAGCCCTAATTATGAGTGCTCGTGATATGGTAGATCGTATCACAGGTTGGTTAGAAGACACAGCCAGCATGAAGAGCGAGAGCATGTTAGAGTTGGTAGACTCTATAAGAGACGAAATGGGCAATGAACTGTCACAGCAGTTCTCTGACACAGTTAAACCAGCGTTAGAAGAATTATACACATCATTAGAAACTACTCGTACTACACTAGCACAGGCAGTGAGTATCCTTACAGGTGAAGAAGGCCCACAAGGCGCCCCAACGCCAGGCCCAAGTATGGGAGCAGAAATGCCTTCCACTATGTCAGCTCCAGAAGAACTAGGCGATGAGTTTGGTGCTTCTCCAGCAGCCGCAGGTGGCGCAGAAGCCGCAGGCCGTGCAAAAAGAGAAAGCATTGAATATAGTCGCAGACTAGGCACAATTTTAAGCTCAAAAAAAAACTAAATGAAGACTCGGACGTACTAGTTCGAGTTCTTTCTAATCTACAGGGACGGGCAGATAGTAAAAATACTTCTGCCCAATTTTCTTGGATGGCTATATCAAAGATGATGCAGAACATGACTGGGCAGACAGTTGACTATGACTCATTCAAAGCTGAATTTGATAAGACCCCGGAACTAAAGAATCTCATTGACAACTTCGACGAAAACGGTATAACCATTAAAACTAAAAATAAAGTAGAAGAGCCTGGGACTGTAGGTGACAAAGCCAAAGCTAAAAATGCTGTAAATTCCAGCGCGAAACGAGCAGCTGCCAAGATGATAGGTTGACAGTTGCTTTCTGTTGCTATATAATAGCACTATGAAACTACTAATAGAAAGATACCAATATAAACCCTTATCTAGAGACGAAAGCCAAGGCAGACGATTATACTCTACACCTGAAGGACATAAAGTCCCTAGCGTTACGACTATCCTAGATAAAACTAAACCTGCAGAAGCCCGCGAAGCATTAGCTCGTTGGAAGAAATCGGTAGGTGAAAAGAAAGCACAGGAAATTGTTACAGAGGCTGCTAATCGCGGCACACGTATGCACAAGTTCTTGGAAGACTATGTCAAGCAGGGCGACATTAATGATCCCGGCACTAACCCCTTTAGCCAGCAAAGCCACAAGATGGCTAGTATTGTTATTGCAGAGGGCATGAAGAATGTAACAGAAGTATGGGGCAGTGAGGTACCTTTGTACTTTCCTGAACTATATGCAGGTACTACAGACTGTTGCGGAGTCCATCTAGGCGACGAAGCTATCTTGGACTTTAAACAAACTAACAAGCCCAAGAAATTAGAATACATCAGCGATTACTTCCTACAGCTTACAGCCTACGCCCTAGCACACAACGAAGTACACGGTACAAACATACGCAAAGGCGTTATTCTTATGTGTAGCAAAGACTATGAATATCAGGAGTTTATCCTAGAACCCAAAGACTTTGACATGTGGACAGAACGCTGGTGTCAGCGAGTAGAGGAATACTACAAGTTAAATGGCTAAATATCTAAAATGAGGATATTTCATGGCCGTTTTTCAAATCAGTAAAATCCAGGTTCGTCGTGGCAAGAAAGCAGTTGCTGGAATGCCGCAACTTGCCAGCGGAGAACTAGCCTGGGCTATAGATACACAAGAACTTTATATCGGTAATGGTGCTATTGCAGAAGGATCTCCCTTTGTTGGCAATACCAAAGTGCTCACAGAAAAAGACAACATCTTTACTCTAGCAGAGCAATATTCTTACAAGCCGTTAAGTGCTAGTATATTCACCGGAATCGGTGTAGACATTGGTAGAAGTCTACAGTCTAGATTAGACGAAGGTTCAGTCAATGCTAGAAGCTTTGGCATCGTAGCAGAAGAAGGCCCAGTACCTCTCAAAGATCAAACAGAACTTATTCAAAACGCAATTTGGAGTCTGTACAGTGACGGCTTTACTATGCTTAATAAGGTTGTACTAGAGTTTGATCCCGGCTACTACAAAATATCAGGAACAATTTACTTGCCAAGCAATGTAAGCATTCAGGGCACCGGCATTGGTAAAACTGTATTTTACTACGAAAAAGGCGGCATCAATTATAAAACAACATTTACCATCACTGGCACATCTACTGGCAGTAATTCTGCCGGTGTGTACACTGACATACCTTTGGTAACAGTTACTGGCAGTGGCAGTGGAGCCACAGTAAGAATTACCAAAGGCGGCGATCTTCCCTACAGCGGAAACTCTAGTGTTACTATTATAAACAGCGGTAAAGGTTATGCATCAGGCGATCAAGTAAAAATTCCAGGAAGTGTTTTTGGTGCAGGCAGTGTAAGCCCTACTAATGATATGTTAATAACGCTAGTTAACAACGAAGTACTGGCCACTGCTTATCCATCATTTAATACCGATACCATTTTTGAATTTGTTAACAGTAGTTCTAATAGAGATACAAGAAATCCAACTCCAACATCTACAACGAATCAAGCATCGAATGTTAAACTGTCAGACTTTTCTGTAGCAGTAAACAGAGCTAACCCAACAAGAGTATTTGCCATCGATGATTTAACCAGCAGTCAATTTGTTAATATTGATGCTGTCAGTGAAGATAGAACAGGACTAATAGTTTCTGTGTTTTCACCTACAGTAGACGATCAATTTAATTCAGTAATTTCTTTAACTGCAACCAGTTCGGTGTTGACCTGTCAAGAAAACTCGTTTACTAATATCAAAGCTAGAGGATTTGCCTATGCGGTCTTTAGTGCAACTGATATAATCAATAATATTTTTACAAATTGTCTATTTGAAGATCTTTATAAAGGAATTGGATTTGGTATTGGAGCCAGCCTCGGTGCTAATGGACCAAGGAAGAATATTATAGAAAATTCTCTATTCAATAGAATATTACAAGAAGGTATATTTGTCGAAAAAGGTTACGGTAATAGATCTAAAGGAAATACATTCCTCAATGTTGGAACAAACTTGTCAGGCATTGATGATGCAATCTTTCCTGTGATTAAATTTGTGTCTGTAGGTAACAGCAGCGTTAATGACAATTTTGATAGATCAGAGCCATATAGTAGTTTAAATTTAAGTAGAACTAATTTTACTAAACCTTATGCTCCAGAAGTAGCGGGCCGAGCAAACTATCAAGAAATGATGCCATCTGAACTTACTTTAGTGTATACTGCGGTACCTGAAGAAGCATTTAAGATACCCGTTAATAATGTAAACAACATTGAAATTAATTATGTGTTTAAGAGTACAGTATTCAATCAAACTAAAAAAGGCACACTACATATTGTAGTTGATCTGTTATTGAATAGAGTACAACTTGTAGATGAGTTTGAATATGTTGGCACATCAGGGCAAGACAACAGAATTCAATTTACCGCTGCCATTGCTAGTAACACAGGTTCAGGCGGCACAGTTGTTCAATCATTAATAATATTTTATAGTAATCTTAATATATCTGACTCTAATACATTTACCTATACCTATAAAATATTAAGTTGATGTACAAGTTCTTGGAAGAGCAATCCAGCCAGCGCCTGAAAAATTGGTATCAATTTAGACAACAGCTAGAAACATCGTCAACACCGCTTGACGATGTAGTCAAATACTTTTCTAAAGTTCCTAAAGTAAAAATCTACACTGACCCCTACGACCAATCAACATGGCCCACCGCTTGGGAATTGATTGACGAAAATGAGTACTGCCAATTTAATATAATTTTGGCAATATGCTTCACACTCCAACTGATTAAACAGTTCAAAAATATTCAACCATTGATTAAAATAGCGATTGACAAAACTAATAAAGTAGTATATTATTTGTTATTTGTAGATGATAAGGTTTATGGCCTTGTAGAAGATGAGTGGATTCCTGCTAAAAACCTACCTACAACATTGAATTACTTAAAGATTTATACCATGCCGCCACTCCACTAAATAGTTTTCTTACTCAGAAAAAGAAAGCTGTCAGTGGCGACAGAAGCATTATTATTAGAGACGGAAACATGACAAACATAACTGTAATCAAGCGTAGCGGCAAAAAAGAGCCGCTCACTATCGAAAAATGGCAAAATCAAATTGCTAAAGTATGTCAAGGGATTGCAGATGTTAGTCAAAGTATGATTGAAATCAAAGCCCAGCCACACTTCTACGACGGCATAACCACAGAAGAAATCGACGGTATCACTCTACGTGCTATTGTTGACCTGATTGATGTTGAATCAAATCCTGACATAGGACATGTTAACTATCAATACGTAGCAGGCAAACAACGTTTAAGTATGTTGCGTAAAGATGTATATGGAGATTACCAACCTCCCCACCTCTACGAAATTGTAAAGAAAAATGTTGGAGTTGGTCTTTATACCGCAGAACTTCTAGAATGGTACAGCGAAGACGACTGGAATCGAATGAATGACATGTTGGAACATGACAAGGACGAGCAATACAGTTATGCTGCCATTGAACAATTAATTGAAAAATATTTGGTACGCAATCGTGCGACAAAGGAAATTTATGAAACTCCACAGATTAGATATATGGTTGCAGCCGCTACTGTATTCCATAAAGAAGAACCTAATGCAGCTCGTATGCGCTATATCAAAGAGTATTACAACTGCGCCAGTGATGGTCTTTTTACTCTTGCTACTCCTGTACTCGCTGGCCTTGGTACTCCTACCAAACAGTTTAGTTCCTGTGTTCTTATTCGTAGCGATGATGATTTGGACTCTATTTTTGCCTCTGGGGAAATGATGGCCAAGTATGCCAGCAAACGTGCAGGCATTGGTTTAGAAATTGGACGCTTACGACCACTAGGTAGTCCTATCAGGGGCGGTGAGATTATGCACACTGGCATGATACCTTTCCTTAAAAAGTGGTTCGGTGATTTGCGCTCATGCTCACAAGGAGGTATCCGCAATGCAAGTGCTACTGTATTCTATCCTATTTGGCATCATCAGTTTGATGATCTTATTGTACTTAAGAACAACCAAGGAACCGAAGAAACCCGGGTCCGTCATATGGATTATGGGGTTGTGCTGTCAAGTTTCTTCTGGAGAAGATTTAAAAACAAAGAAGACATAACATTCTTTGATCCCAACGAAGTACCCGACCTTTACGAAGCTTTCTATTCAAACACGGAACGGTTTAACGAACTATACGTCAAGTACGAAAAAACTCCGGGTATTAGAAAGAAAACAATGAGTGCTGAAGAAGTATTCAAAAGCGGTATCCTAAAAGAACGCACAGATACAGGACGTATCTATCTTGTATTCATTGACAACGTAATGAATCAAGGACCATTTGATACAGAGTATCATACCATTTACCAGAGTAACCTTTGCTGTGAAATCTTATTACCTACTCGATCTTTCCGTCGTCTCGATGATGATAGTGGCCGTATTGCTTTGTGTACACTTGGTAGTATCAACTGGGGAGCTTTCAGGAATCCAGAAGATATGCGTAGGGCTTGCCGCATACTTCAGCGTTCTTTATGTAATATTCTTGATTATCAAGACTTTCTGAGTATACAGAGTAAGTTAAGCAACGATGAGATACAGCCGTTGGGCATTGGAGTTACTAACCTTGCCTACTGGCATGCCAAACGTAACCTCAAGTATGGTGAGAAAGATGCGCTAGCTGATGTTAAGAGTTGGATGGAGCATCAGGCATACTATCTAACAGAAGCCACAGTTGAACTAGCCAAAGAACGTGGCAAGTGCCTAGACAGTGACAAGACATGGTATGGACGAGGCGTGTTCCCCTGGGAGCGCAGAGCACAAGGTGTAAATGAGCTAGCAGATTTTAATCCTGAGCTAGACTGGGAACCACTACGCGAACAAATGAAAACCTATGGTGTACGCAATGCTACGTTGATGGCAATTGCACCAGTTGAATCAAGTAGTGTTGTTATAAACAGTACAAACGGCATTGAGCTACCCATGAGTCTTATCTCAACTAAAGAATCAAAGGCAGGATCATTTACACAGGTTGTGCCCGAATACCATAAGTTGAAAAACAAATATCAACTAATGTGGGAACAGAAAGACTGTTCAGGTTATATTAAAACAGCGTCAGTATTGGCTGCGTATGTTGATCAAAGCATTTCAACAAACACATTTTACAATCCTGCACACTTTGCTGAACGCAAAGTGCCAATTACATTGATTGCTAAAAATCTCATGCAGGCACATTACTGGGGATTGAAAACATTCTACTACAGCTTGATTAACAAACAAGGTTCTAGAATGCAAGAAGATCAACCAAAACTTAACGGATATCACGAAATAGAATTTAACGGCACGGAGGTCGCTGATTTAGAAGATTGCGAAGCGTGTAAATTATGAGCAAACAACAATACAACCTAAACACAAAAACAGATTATCTTCAACGTAAAATGTTTCTTGACCCAGAAGGTCCTGTAACCATACAACGATTTGAAGAAGTAAAATATAAAAAGATTGCAGACTTTGATGCCACAGCACGTGGCTTCTTTTGGCAACCAGAAGAAGTAACTCTTACCAAAGACAGCAATGACTTTAAAGAAGCCAGTGATGCTGTCAAGCACATCTTCACTAGTAACTTGCTACGTCAGACAGCATTGGATAGTTTACAAGGCCGTGGACCTACACAGGTATTCACTCCTGTGTGCAGTCTCCCAGAAGTAGAAGCACTGATGTACAACTGGGGTTTCTTTGAAACTAACATTCACAGCAAGAGCTACAGTCACATTATTCGTAACATCTACAATGTGCCAAAGGATGTGTTTAACACTATTCACGACACTAAAGAAATAGTAGACATGGCCAGTAGTGTTGGGGCGTATTACGATAAGCTACATCTAATTAACTGTCTAAAAGAAACTGGCGAAAAGATAGACGAAGCAGTTCATATCAAAGCAATTTGGATGGCACTGAACGCCAGCTATGCATTGGAAGCATTCCGCTTTATGGTTAGCTTTGCTACAAGTTTGGCCATGGTTGAGAACAAGATCTTTATTGGTAACGGCAACATCATCAGTCTAATCCTGCAAGACGAATTGTTACACAAAGGTTGGACTGCATACTTGATCAATCAAGTGGTCAAAGAAGACAGTCGCTTTGCTCAAGCCAAGGTTGAATGTGAAGCAGAAGTATATAAGATGTACATGGATGTTATCCGTGAAGAAAAAGAATGGGCTGACTATTTGTTTAAGATGGGCCCAGTTATCGGATTAAATGCCAATATTCTCAAAGACTTTGTAGACTACACTGCACTAGGTGCGCTGAAAGATATTGGTATCAAATACAATCATCCTGCTCCAAAGTCTACACCTATTCCCTGGTTCAACAAACACAGTGACACCAGCAAGAAACAAACTGCTCTACAAGAAAATGAAAGTACCAATTATGTTATTGGTGTAATGAGCGACAGTATTAACTACGACGAATTACCGGCATTATAAGGAAATAAAAATGAAAGCTATTGTATGGAGTAAATATCAGTGCCCGTTTTGTGATCAAGCTAAAGCCCTGTTAAAACAAAAAGGCATTGCGTTTGAAGAAAAGAAAATTGGCGATGGGTACACTAAAGAAGACCTATTAGAAGCAGTACCAACAGCTAGAACTGTCCCGCAGATATTTCTAGGTGAACAGCTCATTGGTGGGTTTACAGAATTGAAAAGACATTTAGAAGAGGCAGCGTAATGCTATTAGAAAAATCAAAATTTACAGACAGTGACGTAGTTAGTTTTAAACTGATCAACGGAGATGAAATTATTGGCAAGTATGCCAAAGAAGACATGGTCAGCTACACTATTAATAGACCAGTCATGCTAGCAATGACTCCAAAAGGTCCAGCTATGGCTCCTATTATGATGACAGTGAACCCTGACAAAGACTACACAATAAATAAATCAGCAGTGATGTTCAGCGGCGAAACTGTTAAAGAAATTGCTGAACAGTACATATTCCAGACCACAGGTATTCAACCTGTAAGTGCTGGCAGCATTGTAACAGGATAATATTATGGCAGTGACTTTTACCGCATCTCAAGCTATTTTAGCTGTACAAGCAACTGCTCTCGCAGCTGAAGCTACTACTGCGGGGTTAACAGCTCTTGCCACTGCCTTAACTAATTTATCTACAGAGATAACACAGACACTTACTGAACAAGAATTTTTTGGTGGTGGCACAACTACCTATACAGCTGGCGGCGGCAGTGGAACTGATTATGATTCAGCAGCTCTAGTATGGACACAAACTTTAAACTCTGCGGCAAATATTATACAGTCAAGAAATTCTAATTTTATTAAAGCTTCTCTTTCTGCTATTGAAACAGACATTGATGCCGTTGCCACAGATATTGATACTATGGCTGCTAATTCTACAATTATTAAAGATAAACAATCAGTCATAGCTGACAAGCAAACTGTAATAGCTGATAAAACTAGTTCAATTGAAACCTATCAAAAGAAACTCAAAGAGCTAGGCGAAACATCTGGCATACGAAGCAGAGGTCCTTTTGAAGCATGGGGTAATATTTCTACATACAAGTATCTAATTGAGCAGGCCAAGATACTTGACTCTGCAGACAATGCAACCCCAGAGAAACAAACACAGGCATTGGCCGCAGTTAAAAACTATACTGACGCTATTAACGGTAGGTTCAAGGAGTTCTAATGCCAGGCGTTGCAAGACAAGGCGATTCAACAACCACAGGACACGGATGTGATGGTTCTACAACAATCACAGGCCCTACTGGTGCAGGCGCCAAAGTCTTTGCCAACGGCATTCCAATAGAGTGCAAAGGTAACCCCACAGTAGTACATAGATATGGCGGCCGCAGATGCTCTGCACAGCATCAGGCTGCTATAAACGCAGGATCGCCAAATGTGTTTGTTGGCGGTGTAGCAGTGGCCAGGATAGGCGATTCCACAGACGGTGGCGCAATCAGTTCTGGATCAGGAAATGTCATAGCCAATTGACTTGACAAGTTCTCTTTTTTTCTATAATATTAGCACATGAACATCTATATTGATATGGACGACGTTGTCGCCGATTGGATGCCCGCCGCAAGGGCAATAGTTAATCGCAACTGGAATTATGGAGAACGTATTCCGGACAGTGATTGGAATAAGGTAAAAGCCAAAGAAAGATTCTATAGGCATTTGCCATTGAAGGAAGGCGCACATGATCTAGTTAACTGGTGCAGACTGTACCATGCTAGGACTAGATGCGGTCTTTTCTTTTTAACAGCACTACCACATGACAATTCTATGCCCTGGGCGGCACAGGATAAAGTATGGTGGGCTAACGAACATTTCCCGGGAATACCTGTATTTTTTGGACCTTACAGCTATGATAAGTGGCAGCATTGTAAGAGTCCAAAAGACATACTTATAGATGATAGAACTAGCAACATTACAGAATGGACTAGAGCAGGAGGTAGGGGATTTCTTTACAGAAATTGGCCCGAATGTAAAATTTGGTTAGATAATATTTTAGCCGAAGATTTAGCTGATAATTAAAATACAAGGAGATTATTATGGCAGCAAATAGATATACAGAATTCGCAAAATTAGTAGAGGCAATGGAAGGTGACTTCGAAAAGTTCTACGACAAAGAAGTAGGTGCCGCTGGTACTCGTGTACGTAAACATTTGCAGGAACTTTCAAAGCTCTGCAAAGAAGTGCGTAACGATGTTACCGCAGTTAAGAACGCTCGCAAAGAAGCCAAATAATGGAATAAATACTGTATGGCATACAGTAATCAAGTAATCGATCATTACGAAAATCCCCGCAACGTAGGGTCGTTTGAAAAAGGCGACCCTACAGTTGGCACAGGGATGGTCGGTGCACCTGCGTGTGGTGATGTAATGAAACTACAAATAAAGGTCGATGATGATACAGGTATTATTACAGATGCAAAGTTTAAGACTTATGGTTGCGGAAGTGCTATTGCAAGTAGTTCATTGGTCACTGAATGGCTTAAAGGCAAAACACTTGACCAAGCAGGACAAATTAAGAATAGTGAGATTGCAACAGAGCTTGCACTCCCTCCGGTCAAAATACATTGTTCTATTCTAGCAGAAGATGCTATCAAAGCAGCCGTACATGATTATAAAGAAAGGCATGCCAAATAATGAATGTGTTAATTGGCATAGGCGATAGCTGGACCTCAGGTATTGGTGGTATACCAGACTACGAAAAACCTGCTAATTATCCCGACGACCGAAATTATTTTTATTGGCATGGCGAAGACCTTGATAAAATTCCAAATTATATTAATAAAGAATTAACATCGTCTTGGGTTAACAAATTAGCATCCAAGTTAAATGTTGTTCCTATTAATCTAGGAGTACCTGGATCAGGTAACAAAGGATCTATAAAATCGTTACATTTAAATGATATTGCATGGAATAATATAAATGGTGGCTACCTAATATACATGCTGTCAACAAGAATTAGATTTGATTTATTTGATCGTAGCGATATAGAAGAATTACAAAACTCACACCAACGACCATTCTATACAATTACTCTACCTGATGAAGAAGCAGACCCTGTATCATATGAAAAACATACTTGGTGGTATAAAAACATTTATTCTGAATCAATAGCGAACAATACAACTATAATGAGTATTTTAGAAGCACAGCATGTATCAAAATTAAAAAATTTAAAATTTTATTTTTGTTTTGCATTCGAAGATTGTAGTGAATTAATGAACACTAACAAACTTTCTTCAAAGATTGATTGGGATCGATGTCTCACAAAAAATACATCATTCTTAAAAATTTTAGCAGATCTTCAGAATACGCCCGACATCATAGAATACTATAATCAATTAAATAATTCTACTGAATATATTAGTAAATGTGGTCATCCTACTAGTAATGGATATAGTTACATAGCTGACTACATGTTTGATCAAATAATTGAAAAATGATTACCGTGACCAACACAGCGGCTAAAAAAGTCAAGCAAAACCTAGAACGCCGAGGTAAGGGTGTAGGTATACGATTGGGTGTAAGAACTACAGGATGCAGTGGGCTTGCTTACACACTAGAATATGTTGACAGTTATACTGCTGAAGAAGGTATAACTAATTTTGCCCAACCAGATTTTGTAGTATTAGTTGATGCAAAGTCTCTAGCATACTTACAAGGACTTACAGTTGATTGGGTTCGAAACGGACTCAATGAAGGATTTGAATTCCGCAATCCAAACGAACGTGATCGTTGCGGCTGCGGGGAAAGTTTTAGAGTATGACAAAGTATTGGGCAAGAGAAGATACACAATATTGGATAGCACAGCTAGAAAATCGTTTGGAAGATATAGATTATTATTTGAATCGCACAGTTGAATGGTGTGAAAACAACGGATACTGGGATCAAGAAAAAGTTTTCAGTTTGGCATTTGTTACAGTACTTTGGGTATGTCATATGCGAAACGAAGACGTAAGCCGACAGGAAATCTACGAACTTTTGGGTATAGAAGATTACTATAACTGTGAAGATCATGTGATGGAATTGGGCGATAAACTCAGTGGAATGGACTGGGAAGAGATGCTTTGTTTGGTTGCAGAAACTTTTTCAAAAGACTAGACAAATTCCTAAAAAGAAGTTACAATACGAGCTGTGTTTAACTTTAGGAGTTTGATTTGTCAATGCATTTAGAAGGCCCGTGGCTCAGTACTACAGGCAAACGAAAAGGTAAACAAAAGTTTGCATCTGCTGATGCCAAACGAAAGAGTGAACAATTGGACAAAGAATGGAAAGAGCTTCAAAAACGTTGGGGTGTTGAAGCAGAAGAAAAGAAACGTGTTCGTGCATTGTCTGCACCTGCACTAGGTAGTTCGGGTTATTCTTTGAGAATTCCCGAAGGACGTAATACTACTGCTCATATCAAGAGCGTAGACACTGGTTTGGGCAATGCTGTATTAAAGCCAGCCAAACAGTATACCGGTACCAAAGTTAAGGGTATCGCTACTATGCATAAATCTAATGCTGTACCTGTTTTTTCCGACGAAGAGGCAGTGGACATTAGTAAAATGCGTAGATAATACTGATGTAAATAAGTTGCTGATTCGTTGATCAGTTAATCCCGCGTAAAGGAGAAAGAAATGATACGCTTTATAAAATTATTACTAATAGCCCTAGGATTAGCCATTGTTGGCTTGATTGGCTACAAAGCTGTTATGTATAAACTTGATGCCAGTAGGCAGACAAGTTTTATAAAAGGAACCGCAGTTACCGCTGAAGTGCGTAACAAACAATTAGAGTGTCTTGCTCGTAACATTTATTACGAAGCAGGCGGCGAGCCTTTTGAAGGTAAAGTTGCTGTGGCACAGGTTACTATTAACCGAGCCAACAGTGGAAAATTTCCCGAAGATATTTGTAGGGTGATTTATCAAAAGAATGTAGTCTACGACAAAGTAGTTTGCCAATTCAGTTGGTATTGTGAAAGCCCTAGTGGAATTAAACCACGCAATGCGGCTGTTTACAAAGAATCTGAAATTGTAGCACGACAGGTCCTTTTGGAGAACTTTAGATTGCCTAGTTTGAAAGATGCATTGTACTTTCATGCTACGCATATAAACCCCAAATGGAACAAAGAAAAAGTAGCAGTTATTGGTGGTCATATTTTTTATAAATGAAAGAGGATTATATGCAAGTAAATTTGAGAGATCTAGTTAACATTCGTAAAATTATGGACAATATTCGCGAGAACATTGGTCATTTAAGTGCAGAAACTTTGGGCTGGGTAGCAGTAATTCTTATCCATTTAGCCACTATTCCTACTTTGGTTGCTGTACTTACTGGACTTACAGAAAAACTGCCCCCAGTTGACATTGTAGTATTGATGTGGTTGGGTCTTTTTATGTTCTTTGTACGCTCAGTTATTGCAAAAGACCTACTAAACATCATTACTATTGGGTTTGGCTTCTTTGTACAAGCGGTATTACTGGCCCTAATCGTTTTTAAATGAATAAATACTAGAACATTAAGGAACCTTTAACATGCCTTCAGGATTTCAACAAGACCTAAACCAACTATCGCCCGATTTTTATCGTGTGGTAATTACCATGAACGGTGGAACAGCCGCATGGAATGCAGCCAGCCCAGCCAACGGTGCTTTGAACCCGTACAACTGGGACAGCTTTGCTACTAAACCTAGTTCAGACGCCAACGGCGAAAGACTGGCTAGAGGTAATATGCGCTGGCAAGCCGTTATCGAAGAACTAACTAATCACGCTGATGCTCAAATCATTGACGTAGAAGTTACTAGTGCAGGTAACACCGATGCAAACAATGTACCAACAGCTATTGCTTTCACAGTTAAATATGACAGAGATGAGTTTGTTCTAACTGGAGCAACTGAAATTGCCGAAACATTTACTCCAACTACAGGTGGTGCAGTGACGATTGACTCTGTGGCCAAAGCTATTAGATTTTTAGTAGCCACTGCTATCACTCGCAACGCATACACTAAAAAATGGTGGACATGGGATTATACTAATCAAAGCGGTAAATTAGCTTCTATCACAATTAATCAACCAGATACACTAGCCGATGTGTTAGATGATGTTGCAGTACAAATACTAGACGGAACTGAGTTAGTATCCACTGTTTAAGGATAAAATGATTTTAGCCTGGCTATTACTGCTTACCGGCCTCACCATTTCAGCAGTCGCGATCTATTACTCTGTAATAGGTCTGGCTGCTATTTTTGCCGCTGCCACTATTCCCATCTACATTATGGGTGGCAGTTTGGAAGTGGCAAAGTTGGTCTGTGCTAGTTGGTTAAAAGCAAACTGGGACCGAGCACCCCTGTTCATGAAATCATACATGATTGCGGCAGTGGTGGTACTTATGTTTATTACTAGCATGGGCATATTTGGTTTCTTATCAAAAGCTCATACTGATCAAAGTCTAGTTAGCGGTGATGTTCAAAGTAAGATTGCTATCTACGATGAAAAAATCAAAACTGCAAAAGACAATATTGACGCTAACCGCAAGCAACTTAAACAGATGGATGAAGCTGTCGACCAAGTCATGGCACGAAGTTCAGATGAAAAAGGTGCTGACAAATCAAACGCTATCCGCAGGTCGCAACAACGTGACCGTGCAAACATTGCCAAAGACATTGAAGCCAATCAGAAGCTTATTGCTAAACTCAATGACGAAGCCGCACCAATTCGTGCAGAGGTGCGTAAAGTTGAAGCTGAAGTAGGCCCTATCAAATACATTGCTAAATTAGTTTACAGTGATGATCCAGATACCAACATGCTCGAAAAAGCAGTTACCTGGGTTATTATTCTTATTGTAGCAGTATTCGATCCATTGGCTGTTATCATGCTATTGGCTGCTCAAATGACCTTTGGTTGGTATAGAGAGCAAAAAGAACAAGGGAATAAACCCGATGCTTGGGTTGCTGATGTAGGTGAAAAACCCACTCAAGAAGAAAAAGACGACTTCTTACCAACCTATGAAGAAATAACTCCCAAAGAAGAACCTAAAGAGCCTGCTCCACATCATCCAGATACACACCCGTATCTTAAGCAAGGATTCGCATATCCAGCAGACTGGGCATTTCATCCGCCTATTGTAGCTACTGATCCTGAAGAAGCTCAACAGCCATTGACAGTTGATACTACAGAAGTTAAAGTAGACGAACCTGCTTACAAAATACTACCCGAGTTAGAAGAAGAGTCAAAAAAAAAGACTTTCATGATCAAGGAAAACGGGGTACAGATAGTGAAGAACAAACAATAACTTACATTCAAAATGCTGAACAAAGCCCAGGCACACTTTGGAGTAGAATACTCAACAAGGATCAATTAAATCCATCGGACAGACTATATAAAGAGTACAGCGAACATGAATTTAAAGGATTGCTTGTTGACGAAACTGTAGAACCAGAGTTGGCAGAATTTGTAAAAAGAATACAAGAAAAAGGACCAAAGTTTAGTATCTACAATAAAGAACAGTTAGAATACTTTGCTCAAAGAATTTATGAACTTCGGAAAAATTAATCTTATTACTCCACCAGACACATTGTTTAATAACAATCCAGGATACTTACTAGTTAAACCTAGCACCAAACTCAAAGTACAATTCCAAACTATATTAAGTGCAATTGACATTGATATCAATGTTTATGTATATGATTCTGACGAAGCAGATATAGCATGGATGTTGAACGCAGCCAATAATGCAGACTTTATTATCATTGACATTGATAACTGTGACTCAATTACTAAAAATTTTGTGAGCTTGTTGTTAACTAATTCTAATACCTACTACATGACCAGTGATGAAATCACACCTTGGAGCCTGATAAGTAGAAATAGAATATATAATTTAGACTGGATTTTAGAAGCCATTAAAACCATCGAGGAAGATGAAGAGGATGAAGATGAGAGAGAATAATACCCCAAGGTCATTTGGAACAACCGTTTATTTAAGAGACGGTGAAGACGTTAACAGAGCCCTGCGTAAATTTAAAAACAAAGTTGAAGACAGCGGTAAGCTTAAAGATCTCCAAAAGAAAGAGTTCTATGAAAAGCCAACTACTACTCGTAAACGCAAAGCCAGTGCTGCCAAAGCTCGTTGGCAGAAGAAGCTCAAAGACCAGCAATTACCTAAAAAATTCTATTGACATTCTATCTGTTATTTGCTATAATATAAGTTCTTAATTTTAGAAAGAACATAATGGCAAAAACAGATATAATGATCGATTTAGAAACATTGGCAACATCTCCAGATGCTGCCATTCTTACGATCGGCGCAGTAAAATTTGATCCGTTTGGTGATGATATCAACGAGCCAAATTGCGACAAGTTTTACGTTAAAGTTGACCTTGACAGTTGTGATCGAATTGGGCTAGTAACACACGATGATACTATTGCTTGGTGGGCCAATCAAAGCAAAGAAGCACAAGAAGAAGCATTTAGTCCAGATAACAGAATTGACATTGTTGATGCTATGAATCAACTGTACAAATTTTGCTGGGGTGCTAAACGTGTATGGTCACATGGTGCAAGTTTTGACGTAGTGATATGTGAACATATCTTTGGCAAGATTCAAAAAGCAGTTCCTTGGAAATTCTGGGAAGTCCGCTGTACACGTACTCTTTTTGATATTGGTATTAATCCTGAACGTCCTCCTGTGTTAAAACATCACGCATTGGAAGATGCTTGGAATCAAGCAGTTGGAGTACAACATGTATTCCAAAAATTAAGAGGATCGACACAGTATGACGGAAAAATGATTCAGCCGTTTGCTAGAGAAGGAAGATAACATGGACAGTCAAACAAAAGAAGTAATGGATATTCTGCAAGAAGAATGTGCAGAAGTAATTCAAGCAGTAAGTAAAATTAGTCGCTTTGGACTTGATAACTACAAGCCTGGAAAACCTAAAACTAATCGTGAGCACCTAGAAGAAGAACTAGGTGACATGTTGGCTATGATCGATATTTTGCATAGTATGGATATTGTCAGCTATGCTAATATTGAACGAGCACAGGCTGCTAAAATAGAAAAACTTAAAAAATGGTCAAATATTCAAAATTTAGAGAATATCTGATATAAATAAATTTGTAGAGCGCCGTAAGGGCCTACATATTCTTGCTTAATTAAGGAGAAAATTATGAGCAAAGTCATCGGTATCGATTTAGGTACCACAAATTCATGCGTAGCCGTTATTGAAAACGGTGTCACAAAAGTAATCGAAAACAGCGAAGGCGCACGTACTACACCTAGTATTGTTGCATACGCAAACGATGAAATCCTAGTAGGTGCTTCAGCAAAGCGTCAAGCAGTAACAAATCCTAAAAATACAATCTATGCAGCCAAGCGTCTTATTGGACGTAAGTTCGATGAGAAGGCTGTACAAAAAGACATTGAACTAATGCCTTACACTATTATCAAAGCTGATAACGGTGATGCATGGGTTAAGGTTGAAGATAAGAAATTAGCGCCGCCCCAGATTTCAGCTGAAGTGCTACGCAAAATGAAAAAGACTGCGGAAGACTACTTGGGTACAACTGTTACTCAGGCAGTTATCACGGTCCCTGCATACTTCAACGACAGCCAACGACAGGCTACTAAAGATGCTGGTAAGATTGCAGGACTTGAAGTACTGCGTATTATCAACGAACCCACTGCGGCCGCATTGGCCTATGGTGTTGACAAACAAGACAAGCAGGATCGCAAGATTGCTGTCTATGACTTGGGTGGTGGCACATTTGATGTATCTATCATTGAAATTGCCAACGTTGATGGCGACAAACAAATTGAAGTATTGAGTACTAACGGTGATACATTCCTAGGCGGTGAAGACTTTGATCAAAGGCTTATGGACTATCTGGTTGATGAATTCCTCAAAGACTCAGGTTTTGATCTTACCAAAGATGTGCTGGCACTACAGCGTTTAAAAGATGCCGCTGAAAAAGCCAAGATTGAATTGTCTAGCACACAACAAACATCTGTAAACTTGCCCTACGTCACAGCTGATGCCACTGGTCCTAAACACCTTAATGTAAACATCAGCAGAGCAAAGCTTGAACAGTTAGTTGATGAACTGGTCCAACGTAGTTTAGAACCTTGCCGCCAGGCTATGAAAGATGCTAATGTAACTCCAGCAGACATTGATGAAGTTATCCTTGTTGGTGGACAAACACGCATGCCTAAAGTACAAGAAGCAGTTGAGAAATTGTTTGGCAAGGCTCCACGTAAAGACGTTAACCCAGATGAAGCAGTGGCCGCAGGTGCTGCCATCCAAGGTTCAGTACTAGCTGGCGATCGCACAGACGTTTTATTGTTAGACGTAACACCATTAAGTCTTGGTATCGAAACTATGGGCGGTGTGTTTACTAAATTGATCAGTAAGAATACAACTATCCCTACAAAGCATAGCCAAGTGTTTTCAACAGCAGAAGATAATCAACCTGCTGTTACAATCAAAGTAGGACAGGGGGAGCGTGAGCTTTTCCAGTACAATAAACTATTAGGTGAATTTAACCTAGAAGGTATTGCACCAGCTCGTAGAGGTACTCCGCAGATTGAAGTTACACTAGACATTGATGCCAACGGTATCTTAAATGTAAACGCCAAAGATAAAAACACTGGTAAAGAAAACAAGATTACAATTAAAGCCAATTCAGGATTATCCGATGATGAGATTCAACAAATGGTTCGTGATGCTGAAGCCAATGCAGAGTCAGATAAAAAGCAAAAGGATTTAATTGAAGCTAGAAATCAAGCCGAAGGACAGTTGCACAATCTACGCAGTGATATGAAAGATGTAGAGAGTCAACTTACTGAAGAAGAAAAGACTGCGGCTAATGAAGCATTTGCCAAAGTAGAAGAAGCTATCAAAGGCACTGACACAGAAACAATTACTAAATCAGTAGAAGATTTGTTTACTGCCGGTATGCCAATTATGAAAGCTAAATCCACTGCCAGCACAGAAAGCCCATCTCAAACTACAGTTGATGCAGAAGTAACTGAAGTTAAAGAAAAAGCTGCATAAAAATTTGACACAGACAGACAGTATTGTTAAAATTATAGGGTGCTCAGGTGAGGCCCTATACAGTTCTTGCTTAAAAGGAGATCTAAAATGACACAATTAAGAACTATCGACACAGCCGCTCTAGCACAATTGAGCAAAGCACTAATAGGATTTGATCGCTATTTCAGTGCACCACATCACCAAAACGGTAACTATCCTCCTCATAATATTGTAAAATATGATGAAACCCATTATGGAATTGAAATTGCTGTAGCTGGTTTTAGTAAAGAAGAAATTACAGTAGAAGTTGATCAAGATCAACTCACTGTAAAAGGACGTAAACTAAATCAAGCAGACAGTCGTTTTGAATATCTACATCGCGGGTTAGCCGCTAGAGATTTTGAACAGACATTTACTCTTGCTGAGTATATGGAGGTTTATGCGGCAGAAGTTAAGGATGGCATGCTTGTGATTGAAATCATGCGTGTTGTACCGGAAGCACTAAAACCTCGCCAAATCGAAGTTAAATAAATATCACGGGGGAGGAAACTCCCCCATTTTTGGAGTCTATCATGCCTACCACCGAAATTCAAATTGATGAAAAGATTAAAAGCAAAATTTCTGAACCTAAACGCTGGAAAGTTGTACTACTAAACGATGATACTACTCCAATGGACTTCGTCATGGGTGTACTCACAGAAATTTTTAAACACACTCAAGAGACAGCTAAAGAAATTACTCTAGAGATACATACTACAGGTAGTGGCATTGCCGGCGTCTATAGTTTTGAAATCGCTGAAGTAAAAGCAGTAGAGGCAACTCAACTAGCAAGAGCTAATGGCTTCCCACTCCAGATCAAAATGGAAGAAGAATGAGCCTAAAAGAAATAACCAAAGATTTACACACAGAAGCAGAACGAACTATATTTGCCAAAAAGTTAATCAAAGGCGATCTTACCACAGAAGAATACGCTAACTATCTTTGGCAAATGGTACTTGTTTATAACGGCATTGAAGTTGCTGCCAACAGTCAGGGCATGTTAAAAAACTTACCTGATATAGAAAGAACGCACAAAATTTATCAAGACTGTATAGAACTAGTAGGTCCACATCATACACTGAAATGGAATCCCACTACTGTCGAATACTATCAATATCTCCTAGCATTAAACTACAATCAAGATCGTAAACATCTAGTTAAAGCACACATGTACTGCCGTCATATGGGAGACCTGTTTGGCGGACAGATGATCAAAGGTCGTGTTCCTGGCAAAGGTAAGTTCTATGAGTTCAAAGATCCAGAAGGACTCAAAATGGCCATACGTGCTGAACTTACAGATGACCTCGGAGAAGAGGCTCGCGTAGCGTTTCAATGGGCTATTAAACTTATGGAAGCACTACAGTAATGTTAGAAACAATCTGCGAAACACTAGTAGAAGCCTATCGTCGTAATTGGATTACTAGCCGTGACGGCAACGTTAGTATACGGCACCACGATCGAGACCACTTCTATATTACACCCAGCGGTGTACGTAAACAAACTCTACAGCCTGATCAATTTAAAAAAATTGGCATTATGTTTCAACCAGTCAATCGGTGGAATCATACAGATCTACCGTATACTGATATCAGCGCCAATTTAAAACCAAGTGGAGAGTTGCCTCTTCACTTTGGACTACAAAAAATGATGGGACAACACAGTAACGATGTTCGAGTAGTAGTACATGTACATCCTACATATTGTATCGCCGCAATGCACGCCGGGATTGATCTCAGCACTATCAGCAGTGATTTTCCTGAACTTAATCGCTACACAAAGGTAGCACCCAATGTAGGCGATGTGCCTCCTATCAGCCAAGAGCTAGCTGATCGCTGTCACGAAAATTTACAGCTAGATGAATACGGCAACATTGCCTATGATATCGTAGGTATTAAAGGACACGGAGTTGTTGCCATTGATACTAGCCCGTGGCGTGCGTTTGAACACATAGAACGACTAGAACACATTTGTAAAATTGTATTAGCGAGTAAAATATGAGCATAGTTTGGGATACACTTACTGAAGTAGAAAATTACTTTGAAATGGCCTTTAACGAGAAAGGCTGGTTAATTCACGAGCCTGGTATGGAACGTTTTAACCAACCTGGTTGGGTTAATATGGTATGGGAAAGCGACATATATCGCAGGGCGCACATTGATGTAGTAGATGCTCGCGAAACTAAAGGACTGTGGATGATGCATTGTTGCGTCTTCCCGCATACTGACAATCCTGCACCTATTTTTGGCTTTGATGTAGTTGCAGGTAAGAATAAAATTACAGGTTGCTTCCATGACTTTAGTCCAGCAGGCGATCCTAACCATCCGTTAATTACATGGTTTGGTGAAGAAGTTAGCCGTTACGAATGGAACAAAAAACGTCCGTTACCAGAGTGGGCACAGCGTATTTTTACAGAACATATGGTGGCTGCGGGCAACGTCAGCGAACAGCACGAATTAGTACAGATTCTGGGTATGGCCCGTAAAACACTGGATCACTACTTGGAAAATGTAGGCGAAACTCGCGGCCACGCAGTAGATACCAAAGACGCACAGAACTTCTATGCACAGAACCAAAAGCAAAACCCGCATACTCCTAAAGTTATGACTAGTTTAGGCTTAAACGAACAAGATGTACAGATATTCGTGCAGGAGTGTTTGTTCCCAGAAATTCGCTAAATATTATACTATGAGATTTCGCGAATTTAAACTATTAGAAACCCTAAACACAACGATATCTGCTGATCATTTAGATGGTCTAAAGGATGTAATTGCCCGCCGAATTAGATCACTACCCGATGATCAAACTACAGCAAAGGCCCTTAAAGATATTGAAGACCTACTTCAACATCTTGGATCAGGCGGACGTATTGGTTCAATTGGCAAAGAACTAGCTGACGTAAAAGATTCAGCAGTTGACGATGCTAAAAAAGTTCTAGGGCGATTAGTATTAAGTATTGCGGAAGAACTAAATGCTTCTCCAGAGCAAAAAGAAGAATTTTTCCGATTATGGAAAGCTGACCAAATAGTTAATGTTGAAACTATTATTGATCCAGAAAATAGAGGTGTGAGCTTAAACTTCAACGATGTTTTTAATGGTTATTCTAGTAACCCACTAATGACAGAATTTATCAATGAAGTAATGACAGTTGCTGAGTTAGGTATGGGACGCGGAGAGTTTGGTCTTAACGTGTTGAGTAAAAGTATCACTGTTTCTAAAGGTGGTAAAAAAGAAGAGACTGAAGATGGCGGATCCAAAAAAGGAGATCTACAATTTATTATCGGTGGCAAAACGTACCAGATAGAATTAAAAACTGAACAAGGTGGCGCTGCTCGTTTTGGCGATCAAGAAGTGCGGCCTGCAGAAGGCTTTGAAGCAGCCGCAGTGGCATTAAACAACTATGTAAAGAAACACAAGCTTTATAAAGGTATTGGATTTACATTGTCTGGCAGCGGCATGAATTTAAATCAAGCAATACAATTTCATCAGGCATTAACTCCTGCTGATAGATCTACGTTTCTTGGCATGGTAAGAAAATGTCTAACTCTAATCTTTGGCAATCTTAAAAGCGGCCGCAAAGATCATTTGATGAGATTAAAAAGAAACATAAATGAAATTATGGATGCTATCGAAGTAGGTCGCGGTGGTCAAGCAGCACAGGCGTATAGCCAAGCTAGTTTTAATTTTTATATGAGTCGCAAACACGACGACGGTGTATTATATACAAATCTTAATAATAAAACTTTTGTCTATTATGATGACGCGGCACAGCTATTAGCTGCCGGTTTACGATTCCATGCATCTACTCCTTATATTAGTGCAACCAAAGATCCAGTACGTGCTGTGTATCCGCAGATCAGTGTTCAATCTACAACATTTGGTGGCGAGAAAGCACAAAAAGGATTAAAACAATTATCCAAGGGAAAAAATCCGTTTGATGATCCAGAATTTGCCAGCAAAATACAAAATTGGACTGCTGCATTAGCTGCTCCTCGCGGCGTTAAAAATAAAAATACTTTAAACAAAATTTCTATAAGAGTAGTCCAACTCATGGGGCAAAAGATGCCTACTGATCAAATCATTACTACATTAGAACTAGAGTTCCCAGAACTAGCAGTAAAAGTAAAAACTACACCAAAACTAACTCCTAGAGCACCTGCAAAGGTCTCTGTACCCGCACCTGCAGGCTCTGTGCCAAAGACTATGGCTCCTACACCACAGCAACCAGCACAAACCCAACCGGCTCCAACAGCCACAGTATAAATACATTTGAATTAAACACCTAGTTTTTAATTTTAAAGCTGGTGTTTAATGCATAAATATTTGTACATGGAAATACTCCTACTTTTAACCCTATTACAAATCAAGCACTGGTACGCTGATTTTAAAATACAGACCTACATGCAGACTGTGAAAAAAGGCGTGTGGTTAGATCCTATTGGCGTAAGCCATAGTATAGATCATATGTGGTGTACCCTTGTGGCATTGTTAGTCTTTAGTATTTTCTATCCAATTACAGTTGGTGCCATATTTTTAGTAGCTTTCATAGAAGGCATTGTACATTACCTTATAGACTACACTAAAGTAAAATATGGTTGCAAAGACAATACCAAACCTCTGTTTTGGAATCAATTTGGTCTTGACCAATTAGCACATCAAATCTGTTACATACTGATTGTATTTTTCCTCCTAGTCTAAATCTGCTAGTTTAATTCTTCATCTCGGGTCATTAAATAATAATGACAGACTGCCGGGAGCGAATCAATGAAAAAACACATAGCAGTTCTAATTATAACAGTTGCCTCTTCTGTACAGGCCGCTGAATTAGTACACCAATTTACTAGTCCATCCTTTTCTGGAATAGGATTCTCAAGTCATGCACTTACAATCTATAACCAAGAGTTAAGTCGTAAGTTAGCCATTGCAGCTGAAAAGAAAGCAGACGCACTTAAAGCTGAACAAGATGCTAAAAACACCACTATGGCTAAATTTATATCAAATTTAGAAAGTAGGATATACAACGAGTTGGCTAGACAAATAACAGAAAAATTATTTGAAGGCCAAGGCGGACAAGCGTCCGGAACTTTTGCTTTCAATGGCGGAACAATAACATATACCAAGGTTGGTAATATGATAGAAATCACTATACGTGATGCAAATGGAAACGTCACTACAATGACGGTGCCCATTGGAGACTTTGGATGGCTATCACCATGAAATTAATAACATCTTTAATAGCAGCTTCGTTTTTAACAGGCTGTGGCACTATAGGTAATATGGTCAGAGACTTCGACGATCCTGTTATTACCCAACCTAAATTAAAAACTGAACAAGGACTGAAAGCACCTGCCGCAGGATCTATCGCTGTAGCAGTTTACAGCTTCAGAGATATGACTGGACAGAGAAAAGCCAGCCAAAATATTGCAAGTTTAAGTTCAGCAGTTACGCAAGGGGCAGATGCTTACCTTGTTAAGAGTCTACAAGAAATAGGCGGCGGGCAATGGTTTAAAGTTTTAGAACGAGGCGGCCTAGATAATCTTATCAAAGAACGACAATTAATTCGCCAGATGAGAGAACTGTATCAAGGCGACAAAGCACAGCCTTTACCTCCAATGATGTTTGCTGGAATGATTTTAGAAGGCGGTATCATTGGCTACGACAGCAACACTTTAAGTGGTGGTAGTGGTGCTCGATTACTAGGTATTGGTGCCAGCACTGAATACCGTCAAGACGAAGTTACAATTAGTCTACGTGCAGTAAGCGTAGCTACTGGTGAAGTTTTAGTAGCTGTAAATGTCAGTAAAACTGTGTATAGCTTTATGGACAAAGCTGGTGTATTAAGATTTATGGAAGCTGGTACTAGAAGTCTTGAATTAGAAACTGGTTCAGCAACTAACGAATCTATGAACCGTGCTGTTCAGTTGGCAATACATGCAGGTGTTATTGAAATGATCAACCAGGGAGCTACTAAAGGCCACTGGGCATTCAAGCAAGAGGAGAAGAAAGATGAGCTGGTTCAAAAAAACTCCCAACCTGAAGCGAACAGAGAAGCACCTGCCACAAAGAAGTAGTCAGGTAGCTGAAAAATTATGGAAGGAAACTGTTTTAAAACATAACGCAGAAAAGAGCGATTTAAATCCAAATAATAAAAACAAAGGAGCGGATTAAAATGATTAAGAATTATAGACAAATGGCATTCGTAATGGCGGCCATATTTGCTGGTTCTGGAGCATATGCAGACAACAAAGTCTACATTGAACAAGCAGGTAGCAGTAATACGGTTACTATTACTCAAGTGGGCAGCACAAACAGAGTAGGTAACGTTGGCACTGGTAATCAAAGCAAAATTACTGGTAGCACAAACACACTAACAACATCTCAATCAGGAGATGGCAACATTATTGATTATACCGTGGTAGGTAACGGTAATACGATTACTAAAACTGTAACAGGTGATACAAATCAGATTACTTTTACTTGTGGCGACGGAACAACAGCATGTACAACTGTAACAAGTTCTATGACTATAGTTGGTGAGCTGAATACCGTGACTAGCACCATTAAGGGATCAAATATTACAAATACTTTAAGTATAACTGGTGACAGCAATACTGTTACACAAAGTATTCTTACAAGCAATAGTACTAGCAATATTACTATACTAGGTGACAGTAACGCATTTACCAGCGCAATGAGTGGTGCCAGCGGAGGCACAGGACATCATTTGATTGCTGCGGTATCAGGCACAAGCAACACACACTCAATTACACAAAGTGGTAGTGTTAATACAAATGTAAGCATTGTAACAACAGGTAATTCGAACACAGTATCAGTAACCACTGGAAACTAAAGTGAAATATCTATGGCTGTTAGCTTTATTAATTGCATCTGGAGCTCAGGCAAACATCGGAAAGATAACCGAGCTCCAGGGCGCAGCCGTTGAAATAAAAAGAAAAAATCAAGCAATCAAAGCAGGCAAAGACACAGTGATAGAAGCCAACGACACTGTCAGTGTTGGCTCTAATACTAAACTTACAATAACATTTGCAGATAACTCTACTGCAAAAATTACAGAAAACAGCAAACTAGTTATAGATGATTTTGTCTACGACCCTAAAGGTTCTAGCAAGAGCGCCATGCGTGTTACTTTAGGTACAGTAAGAATGGCCTCCGGCGGTATTGCCAAACAGAATTCAGAAAGTGTAAACATAAGAACTCCTACCGCAGCTATTGCAGTTCGCGGCACAGACTTTGCCATGACAGTCAGTGAACTAGGAGAGAGTACAGTTGTATTATTACCAACTTGTAAAGACGACAGAGATGCAACTAAAGTAGAACTACCCGGTAACTGTGTCTGTGGAGCAATTGACGTTGTTACTCAAGCTGGTAAAGTAAGTATGGAAAGTCCTTTTTTTGCCACACACGTTGCCACAGCACAAGAAGTACCACTAGTTCCAGTAAGAGTAGATCCTCAAATTATCAACGCCAGTGGGGAAGGTAATTTAAACAAACCACAAGCAGTGGCGTTAGCACATGTTGAAAAACAAGAACGTAAAGAAGCACATAAAGACAAAAGCAAAGCCAATCAAGACGAACAACGAACTGCTAGAGACAACAACAAAGATGCAGTAGATAAGAGAAAATCAGCATCTGATGATGATACTATTAATAGAGCTCTTCGTGGAGAAGTGGGTGAAATTAGAACTGCCGATGCTGGCACAGCAGCTAATCCTTGTTGGCCATTTACCAGTTGTGGTAATGAAAAAGGTTACAACTGGTATGAACACGTAGACCCCTTACGTGGCAATATTATTCATATTAGAACACTAGAAACAACAGATACAACAACATACAATATTTCAGTAAACAATGTTGACGTCAGCCAACGTCAAGTAGGCAGTGGTGCCAATGGTAACGTAGTAACGGTGAGACAATGGAACAGATGAAAAAGATACTGTTAACCTTATTGTTTTTATGCTCTAATGCATATGCTGACCTAACTGATATCAAATTCGGCCAAAGTCAGATCGCTGACAGTCAATGGAACGTTAATGCCTGTCTTAACACCACCACCTGCCAGATTTATAGCAAACAACCTGGAACAGCTTACAAGATTCCTTGGACTAGTGGGCAGGTACAATGGGCTGCTGGAGACTATGTAAAATTTGAAATGAGCGGAAACAACTCGTTTCCCTATACTGCAAAGCAATACGACAGCGCAGGTAATGTTAAATCTACACTGGGCAGTGGTAAAATTGTTAATATGGGTCCTGACTATTTTTTCTTTGTAGGTAGTGATAATAACACTGGACAACTATTCAGCGGTAGCAGCGGTATGAGCGGAACAGCAGGAGTAAGTTGGACTGGCACACTTAACCCTTCGGTGGCACAGGCCAATACCTATGCTGATGCTAGTTACTCTACCGTTCCGTTAACCGCAGGACAGACTGCAACAACTACACCTAGTAGTTCAGCGCCTCCACCTGCTCCGCCACCATCTACAGGGCCTGTTAGTCCTACTGCTACTAATGCTAATTTTGGATTTGAATCTGGTACTACTGCTAACTGGACAATCAGTAATGGTACTGGTACAGAAAAAACTGATCCGTGGAGCGACAATGGCAGTGGTGTAAACACTTCTAAAGGTATGGCAAACTATAGTCCAGACGGACAAAAGTCTTGGACAGTGACACCTTATGGTACATACATGCTGGCGATTCAAGCTGGCGGCGGCAGTCCTAACTTTGATCCTGCTATGACAAGTTTAGGTTTAACTACTACACATATAACTGAGATAAGAAACTATCTAACAGGATTAGGTGGAAATAGTTCACCAACAAATGCTTCTTGGGCAAAACGTACAGTTACACTGGAAGCAGGCAAAACTTATGTTGTAGCATGGCAGTATATGAGCACTGACTATGTACCGTTTAATGACGGCTCTATGATGACTTTAATACACTCTACTGATCCTAGTAAAGTGCCTACACTAAACAACAACACAAAGAATTATGCCTTGCTAGGATTTACTAATCCCGGCACAGGTAACTATGCCACTGACAGTTACGGTTCTACTGGTTGGCAGTTGGCTACTATTACTGTGCCTATCACAGGAGATTATATACTAGGTTTTGCCAGTTTCAATCTAGGCGATACTGCGTTAAGTCCTATTTTGTTTGTTGACGATTTACAAGGCGCAACGTTTTTAAATGGCACAACATTTGGTCCTATTGCTCCTAACGCAGGAAGTAACGCTCCAGTAACTGGTGGTGGTGGCAGCACACCCCCACCTTGTCCTAACAGTTCTACATGCTCTACAGATGCGTTTGCTGCCAACACTGGATTTAACAATCGTGCCAATGTATGGAGCCAACAAACTGGCAACAAAGTTATCATTGAACAGATTGGTAGCTATAATGTTATCACAGTAGGACAGTCTGGTCGTAAAAATTATTCAGAAATTGATATTATAGGTAGTAATAATTCAGTAACAACTATTCAAACAAGTGGATTAACATCTGCTACAAATTATATGGAAATATCAGTTAACGGAAGTAATAATACCATAGAAAATAGACAAAACAGTACTGGTGGTGCTAAAGGTAGTATGACTACGGTTAACAACAATAATAATCAAGTTGAAATATGGCAGAAAGACAACGGCAATCATTATGCAGAAATCAACGTATCGGGCGGCAGCAAAACAGTTGGTGTTATACAAGAAGGTAGTGGAAGCCATATGGCTAAAATAACTCTTACAGGCGGCGCTACAACTATCAATACTACACAAAGTGGCAGCACACAGCAGTTCTACTCAATAACACATAGCTGTGCCCAAGCGAGCTGTGCGGCAATAACTGTTACTCAAGGGCAGTAATATTGGCACAGTAAAGTATCATTAGCTAAAAAAGTCTAATAAATACTTAATGCGATTCCAAGAATTTAAAAATACTGAACCACAGTTTCTTCAAGCATTACAGGACTTCCTGCCCATTGCTATGCAAGAACTTGATATTAAGTCTCTTCCTAAAATCAAATTAGAAAAAATCGTTCCAGACGATGAACAACCTACTTTTGGACGGATGGACTACGACGACAAAACTATAACTATAGGTCTAGCCAATAGACATATAATTGACATACTGCGTACTTTGGCACACGAACTAGTGCATTGGAAACAACTAACACTAAACCAATTAGGCGATATGAGTGGAGAAACAGGCAGTCCTGAAGAAAACCAAGCCAACGAAGTAGCTGGTGTTATAATGAGACACTTTAATAAAAAGTTCCCTCAGTACTTTCACACTAAACCTTTAGATATGGACGTAAGCAAATGAAGAAAATTTTACTTAATCCCTGGACGGCTCTGATCACACTGGCTGTAGTTTTATTGATCCGTGCTTGGGATCCAAGTTTTGTAGAAAGTGTAAGACTACGTTACTTTGATCAACTAATTACATCTGCACCTAAAAAACCTGTTCCAGTACATACTGTTAACATAGACGAAGCAGCACTAGACAAATACGGTCAATGGCCTTTCCCTCGTGATGTATATGCAAAGATAATTCAAGACTTGTATAAACGAGATGTGGCACTGGTTGTATTCAATGTAATGATGCCAGAAAAAGATCGCTTTGGCAAAGATGCTGTACTAGCAGACACATTGAAACAGTTTCCAGTTGTACTACCCGCAGTAGGCAGTACAAAAAGTAAGAATACAGATAGAGGCAGTCCTGTACAGCTAGTGGGTCAGGACCCAACTGGAAAAATGGCAGAGTATCATGGACTGATTAATTCCGTAGATGTAATAGCAGACCTAGCTGCAGGTGTTGGTATTGTTAATACATTTCCAGAGATAGACGGTGTTGTTCGACGCATGCCTTTGGTCATCATAGCAGGCGGTAATGTTCATCCTGCACTGAGTTTAGAAACACTCAGAACTGCGGCCAATGACAAGATACAGGTTAAGATCGGGGATAAAGGTGTAGAAGCTCTACGTATTCCACAAATGGGCAAGTTTGACACAGACAATTTAAGTCGCATTTGGATTGACTGGTCATCCAAGCCAACAGAACACAGTCTTGCTGACCTACCAAAAAGTTTTAACGGTGAAGTCGTTATTGTTGGATTAAGCGCAGCAGGTCTTGTAAATCCTGTGTCGACAGCACAGGGAGAAGTGTGGCCGCAGTACTTACAGGCCGCAGTATTCGGCACAATGGTCAGCGGCAGTAATATTCAACGTTCAGGCCATGCTGATGATTTAGAAATTATACTAATATTGATCGCAGGCGTAGCACTGATATTTTTAATGAGGTGGACCTATGTGGGCATTGCGGCAACTGTTGTTGTTATTGGTGGGGTCATTGGTGGTAGCATTTACGCTTACAGTAGCCATATGGTATTATACGACTCAACTGCCTTTGCAGTTGGCGTTGGACTGGTCGCTTTGCATGCCTACATGGTCAAGTTCGTCTCAGAGTTCTTACAGAAGCAACAGATCAGAAAGCAGTTCCAAAGCTACCTCAGTCCCGACCTTGTTGCCAAACTGATTAAAGATCCTAGTCTATTACGTCTAGGCGGAGAGGAAAAAGAACTCAGTATTATGTTTACTGACGTTCGTGGCTTTACCAGCATCAGTGAACACTACGGCAGAGATGTGCAGGGCTTAACCAGCATTATGAATCGTTACATGACTGCTATGACTAGAACTATTCTTGAAACAGGCGGTACACTAGACAAGTATATTGGTGATGCACAAATGGCTTTCTGGAATGCACCACTTGATGAGACCAAGCATTGTAAAGATGCTGTCAAAGCCGCACTCGAAATGTTAGGGAGTTTAGATGGGTTTAATAACAGTATTAAAGAAGAAGGTGTTCCACCCTTTGGCATGGGTATTGGCATTAACACTGGGGTTGTTGTTGTTGGTAATATGGGCAGCGAGCAGCGTTTTGACTATACTTGTCTTGGTGATTCTGTCAATCTTGCATCCAGACTTGAAGGACAAAGTAAAAACTATGGCGTCCTCATTGTACTTGGTCCCGTAACTGCTGAACGTGTAGCCACTGACTATTTTACTCTAGAACTAGACTGTATTGCTGTTAAAGGTAAGAAAGACGGGGTAAACATCTATACAGTATTCTACAATCCTTCTACTGAAGAAGAACTTAAAGAATGGAAACATGACAGAGAACTACATGATCTCATGTTAGAATACTATCGTAAGCAACAATGGGATAAAGCCATTGCGTTAATTGAAACTGTGAGAGGCAAGTTTGCCGGTGGCATGGATCATTACTATGATCTATGGTTAGAACGAATAGAGGAAATGCGTAATGCGAATTTACCTAGCGACTGGGACGGAGTTTTTAGAGCCACGAGCAAATGATTGATCCATTTGCTTTATGGTTTGATTATCAGGTGTGGTTAATGCTACAAATGAAATTTATGACACCTGCATACATGATGAGTAACAATGATGATATGCAGGCGTTTTTGAAACAGTTTAGCTTAAACGGTATTAAGGCTTCTAATCTTTGCAAGCCCTACGATTCTAAATAACGTAAACCACATCCAACCTATGTCAAATTCGAACCAGCGTCTGCTGAGTTTAGGATTTGCTGGATCAAGATGGTGATTGTTGTGCAGCTCTTCACCGCCAATTAAGATACCCCAAGGACTTACATTGTGTGAGCGATCTTTAGTTTCGCCATTACGATATCCCCACCAATGTCCAACTCCATTGATAAAGCCAGCAGCCCAGAATGGTATCCAGATCATCTGAACACCCCACACTAAAAATCCCCATGGCCCAAATAATAACAGATCTATGATCAACATTAAAAGAATGCCCAGTCGATGGTGAGGTGTATAAAGTTTGCGCTCGATCCAGTCTTTGGGAGTACCCATGCCGTATTTCATAACCATGTGTGCATCTCTACCTGCTTGATTATAAAATTTAACTCCGCCAAAGACTAGTTGCCAAATGCCAAATACGTGTGGGCTGTGCGGATCGCCTTCTACGTCTGTATTCTGATGATGTTTACGATGTATTGCCACCCATTGTTTAGTAGTCATACCAGTGGTCATCCATAACCAAAATCGCATAAAGTGACTCAGTGCAGGATGAAACTCAATACCTCTATGTGCTTGGCAGCGATGCAGATATAGGGTAACACAAACGATAGTTATGTGTGTACAGATTAATATATAGATAAATTCATTCATCTAGTATTTAATCATCTCCGGCCGAGTCTTTAATTTCTTGTTTAGTGGCTTTGCGCTTGCCAATTGGAGCATCTTCTGAAGTTTTATTAATTTCCTGTTCAGCTTTGATACGCTCATACTCAATGGTCTTACCGCGTAGTTCCATTACAGTTTCAACCTTTTGATTTAACCGAATAAGATCGTTATCAAGCATACGAATACGATCAATAAGAGCAATAAGAGTTCCATTGGCTTGTCCTATAACAGGTTTGATTTCTGTGGTTACCCAGGTCCACACGTAATAGATGAAATAACCCATGCCGCCAGCAGCCACAATTGGGAAACCATATTTGTTTACTAGTTCTACCGGATCCATTTATTTTTCCTCACTCCAAAATCCCCACGGGTTATAAATCTTCTTTTCTACTTTTTTTGACTCTTTGTAATAAAGAACATAAGCAGTTATTAAAACTAAACATTCTAACAAATAGAATACTAGAAAGGATTCAAATATCATTAGTCCTTCCTTTGATCGGTTTGTTCTGCTCTGCTTATGCGATCATAGTCAGGTTGAAGGCCTAGTGCGTGACTGACTTTAACATCAATACGTTGTAATTGGTTAGTCATCGTGTCTACACGAGCATCTAATCCTTTGATAATACCGCCCATACCGTTGACACTGCTAGTAACACCAGCAAGAATAAATTTTAGTGTTAAGAATACAAAATAGCCTGCTGCCATTGCTCCTGCAATAGGAAAACCTAACTCTGCTACTAATTTTAAAAAGTCCATTTTCGCTCCTGGATTTTATATGTGTATTTATTAAATTTGGGCTAATCAGAATTTGACAATTTGCGTTAAATATGTTTAAATACAGTATGGATGATGATTTAACAAGATTTGTAATCGGATTTGTTGTTATAGTAACAGTGATGTTACTGATCTTGTTGTAAGTTATTGCTGTATGAAGCAAAGAGAAAAGTGTTCTGGACGCGGGTTCGACTCCCGCCAGGTCCACCAAAAGGATATTTATGAAGTACACCGCATTGTGCCCAAATTGTTTTATTAGATTTGGTTGGGTAATGAGGAAAGGCTTAACAAAACATAAGTGTTTTTCTGATGGGCCTGCCATGGTTTCGACAGGGCAAAGAGTAACGGAGTGGACAGCTCGGGAAAGCAGAACCCGTAGGATTGGGGTAACCCGGTCGTAGAAGCAAAAACCATAAATGCAAAAACAGCATTTCAGTACTGGCAAGCTCCAGTTGGCGTTTCAGCAATGAACGACAGCGAGTTCGCCCTAGCTGCCTAAAAAACAGAGTGCCGGGGTTGGCTACCTTGTAACCCAATAGCCGATAGGGCTTCGGCCCTATCTTTTTCTTTTGTTGCAAAAACACCACATTATAACATGGTTCTTGACAAGAGATATAAATACTCATATAATAGAAAACATTGTACAGCAGTGAAGTCCGGAAAGACCCTACAGTTTACTCAGAATTAAACTAGAGGCTTGACAGCAGAGACTAATTACTATACAATAGAGACAAGTTAGCAAGCAAAGCGTTTGAAGTTGTTGTAAAAATACAACAAACAAAGATAGCCAAAAGTTGTTGACAAGGGTGTTGAAAGACACTATAATTAAGACTAGTTAGCAGGCAATGGTGCTTGTTAACACAAAAGGATTTTAAGAGAAAGCAAATGACAAACGTAACGATACATTATTGCAGACAAGACGCCAAACAGGCAGGCTTTATGCCCACCTCTTGGTTACTGTCAAGTAATGATCGTACACCAGAGATTTGCCAGGGACCCTGGGGTTTTTGTTTGTCAAAACGAAAGTATGATAGAAACAGATAGTAAGAAACAACGAGAGGCTGAGTTTACACAAAAGCACACTCTAACTGAACAAGATTTTCGTAAGATGATTTTGGAAAAGATGGAACGTGCTAGATTGTACAGCAAAGCCGTAAGAAAGCGCGAGATTGCTCACGAGTGATTGTAGACCGCAAAGTGTGAAGAACTAGTAACGAGGACTAGGCCCTGCACTTAAAACACGGGGCGAACGGGCGGCCTGTAGGATGAAACTCTTCTTCTAGAGCGAAAAATTACAGCGTATAAAGCAAATTGGTTCCCTCTTAATTTTGACTTAAGATGTGGTTGCATAGCGATACAGTTTGTTTTATACGACACATTCTAAAGAGTGTGTGAAATTTTTGGGGGCTGTTCTCTACGGCGGACTGTAAATCCGTTGCCTTAATATGTAGAGTGGCGGCAGTTAGGTTCGATTCCTTCAGTCCCCACCAGACAATATCGCGGTGGACTTCTGGGTTAGGTCATCACCCTTTCAAGGTGACTAGGCGGGTTCGATTCCCGTCCGCGATACCAATATGCCGTTGTAGTCCTCTGGGTAGGGCACCTGATTGTCTATCAGATTTAGGCGGGTTCGATTCCCGTCGACGGCGCCAAACAAGGGGCGTGAGATAATATCAAGACGATCGTCGCTGGAGCACCTACCCAGCACAAATTCTATTCCGTGAAATCCAAGCATGGTGCAAGGACCTGACTGTTAATCAGTGATTAGGTGAGTTCGATCCTCACACACGGAGCCATTATAGAAATGCACTTTCAATCTGAATTGACAGATACAAACAACCAAGGGGATCCGCTGGGTTCATTCCAGGTACATCCTGAATTGACAGGAACAAGGTTGTAAGGGGAGCCAAGTGTGTTTCTATAATGGGGGCAGTAATGGGTTACGGGTTTGCCTTGCAAGCATACTGACTAGAAGGGTTCGATTCTCTCGGTCTCCACCAAAACAATATTAATGTAGGTATGGCGGAGAGGCCCAACGCAACGGTCTGCAAAATCGTAAAACCGTCAGTTCGAATCTGACTACCTACTCCATATTTGGTCTCAAAGTGTTCATGGACGCACATCAGCCTGTCACGCTGAAAGAAGGGGATCGTTACCCCTTGGGACCGCCAAAATCCCGTCGACTGTAAACGTTATTACAGTCGTCCGCTATGCGACAATAGCCGGGGGCGGTGAACCGTGAAGAAAGATTCTCAAGACGTATCAGAGACTCGAACCGCTGGGGTGATGCTTACATCCGAGGAAACAAATTAGACGGACAGGGTAACAACTCATGTAGGGGCGAAGTGGATATCGTAGCCTACAAAAATTTAAACAAGGAGAATGACATGAAACGTGCTAAACGATAGTGTCATCCTAGACCCCCGTATGGTCCTGGATGGCACGTAAAAGAAAATCAATTACGAATCCATCCACAGCTGGCGTTAACGGTAGCGTACTCGGCTCTTAACCGATGAGGTGTCAGTTCGAATCTGACGCTGTGGACCATATGGGGGTATAATTCAACGGCTAG